CTTGATAAGTAACCTTGCTCAGTCTATTTACCAAACTCATCAGTAATCTTAAAACCAGCAACACGTTCCATACGTGTGCTTGTAAGACGTTGTTTTGACCAAGCTGTGTTCTTATCTATAAAATCCATTATTTGCCAAGCTTTAGTAAGAAGACCGTCACCAATCAAGAACTTCTATTCTGAAGCTACAGCAAAACTTTTAGACCCAGGTATTAACTCATAATTACGTACTAACATAGATGCTCCTTTAAATGAGTATCCACGCTGTCTTGACTTAAGCACAACAAGGTGCTTACCTTCAGTTTCAGCTTCTTCTATGGCGTTAAAGTAATAGTAGTCGTAATCCCAGAAGTTTGGGAACTCTAATATACGTTCACGTCTTGTACGTTTGTTACCATATCTATCTGTATACTCAACCTCACTAAGTTTCATAATTGGGCTATAGTTAAGATAAAAGTAATTATATCCACTTATAGCATCACCGTCAGGAGCAACATATCCATATAGGCATCTATTAGTTTCTTCATCCCAGTACTTTATATAATCAGTAGTTCCTTGAGGAGCTAATGTATAAGCACCGTGTTCTTTAAAGAATATAGCTGCCTATCTAAATTTATCACTATTATAAATCTTCTTATTAAAGTCAACCATAATTATTTAACTGTTTCATATAAACCAATAACACCACCACCTTTAACCTTTCCAGATTCAAGCTGTTCTGCTTTAGCTTGTTTCATAGCTATATCTAATGATTTAACTACTCCGCTAACATCTTTAAGGATTCGTGTGATTTTAAGTGCTGTGTCTATATCCATACTACCTTCTGAATACTAATTCAGAGTTTCAATTAATCCCTCTGCTGCTGACTATGAGGATGATAGCAATCTGGTCCCAGGAGTTTGTTGAAACTCCTGAAACCTTTTTGCTAATATCATCATTTCGGCAGTAGGTTTATATTTATCATCATTGAACATATCTTTGCCTACAACAGATTGTCTTTCTTTCTCTGGATAAGCCTCGTATGGACTATTCCATTTATATAGCCAAATGATATATTCAATTTCTTTTAGCGCCTAAGATTTATCTTCAGCATTATTATAATATTCCTTAAATGGAGGTATTGCTAAATCCTAAGTGCTAAGCTTTATCTTACCACCCTGTATATCAAACATTATTAAATTTTCTTAGCTAATATTTCACCAGCATGTATATTATCGCACGTAACACCAGTTATGTATGGATCTAAGTTATTAAGATCGCTCTCAGTCTTAGCAGTCCATACTTCTAATGGTATTTTTTTATCCATTAACCAATCCATATTTTCTGCAGGACAAGTAGCGACATGAATTAAGTTCTAATCTAAGAATAAGTAAACAGCTCTACCACTGCCTGCGTTTATTATTTTTGTCAAATTAATTGTAACATTATCCCAGTATTTTTTATTAACATCATTACCTACATTATACATTTCAAACACATTTATATATCCTATTCGTATATTGTTGTCATACTTAACTGTTTCTTCCAAATTCCAATTACCAGATGAAATTATAGTAAAGTTTTTACCTAATCCTTCTCTGCGAATAATATCTAATGCTTTATGAACATATGGTTTATTATCATACTTATCGCCTACTCCAGTTTGTTTTCCACCCATATTTGGATTTTTAATTTCAATATATGGATGTAGACCGCCCTATTTACAAACCTTACAGAACTCTTGAAGAGTTGCTACTTTATTATTATCGGGACTTGTGAAAGCCTTTATTTCAGCCAAAGTGTGTTCCTCATATTTATAACCATGATCTCCAGATGTAATTGTTATAGTTCCATTAGTATATCCTTCAGGCATCCATGCGTCATGTCCAACAACCCAATTATTATCTGATGTTTTATATATATCAGTTTCTACATACTACCAACCTTCTTTTGCAGCAGCTCTAAACGCAGCTAAAGAATTAGCTCTTTCAGTTGCATGGTATCCCTGATGAGCGACACTCTTCATTACTCTATCATCTCTTGTATGATCTTTTGGAAGTACCACAGTTTGTGTAGTACCAGAAGGCTGTGAACCACCAGAATTTGGCTTATATGCAACATTAGACGTATGCAGCGTTACATTTCCAAACGAACTCAATGTTGCTGGTTCTATACCTGGATTATTTGCCGATGGGGTGTCAAGTAATATTACATAATCACCATCAACTGTTGCAGTATATGTAGTACCAGCTTGTGCCCAATTAGCCATACCAAACTGACCGCTGTTACTCTTCCATCCAATATACATTCTAATTGTGTTTGGAATTTTTATAACATCACCTTGGTTTAGTTTAGTTTCTAAATAAACTCTCTTATAACCTTGATTTATAGTCCACATTGCAGATGGACTTATGTTAACATTGCCCTTAACAAACTTAGATGTTATATCTATATCCCAAGGACCGTTATCAACAACTGGCTGTGTTGTAGAAGATGTGTTATTTTGTATATCAGATATAACTTGTTGTAGAGTTTTTGCTACGTCTGCGTTATGTCCATTAAACCCACCAATATCTTGTATATAAACTTTACCGTTTCTTCTAATCTCTAAAGCATTCTTTCTTTCGTCTTTAGTTCCTGCGCCAACAGTAAATACATATCTATCATCCCCAGTTAATGCTTTTGATACGTTGTAAGAACCTACTGTAATTTCTACACTATTAGATACTTCTAACCCATATCCGAAAGCTGCGGAATTAAATATTTTACCAACATTAATATCGGTTCCAGACATTATACAAATAGATCCACCATTAACTATATTATATCCATTTATAATATCGGTTTCACCACTGTTGTATATATTGAAAAATGGAAGTTTTCCAGTAGGGTTCTTGATAAATTTTTTAAGATCTGCACTAGTTAGTTTTATATGCTTATCATCAACATCAGTTACCGTATAACTAAAGTTTTTAATCTAATTATTATCTCCTTCATTTATTAAAATTTCATCATTTTTAACTTCTGTATTATATAATAAAACGTTTGATCTTTTTATCAAATTATATAATGAGCTATTTTTATCAACTTCTACAATGATGTTGTTATCATCGACCTTAGTATACGTAGGGGTCTAAGCTCTCCTGTATGAAATTATATGACTATTTTTGGAATTTGAAAATATATAAGGACCAGTTAATATATTTTGATTTCCAACAGAAACTATCGTATCTCCCTATATAATATCACCATATCCAATACTATTACCATTAAACTCTCCTTTTGGAATTGTTCCAATTATTAAATTGTTATTATAGCTACCCTAATCACCGCGTGATAGTTGATAACCTTTTTTAAGATTAGTATTAAAAGTATATAGATTTTTAAGAAATGGCTCATCTTGCTAACTATTGTTTTGTTGGCCAGACCCATTACCTGTACCTCCAGCTAAACTAAGCGTAGCATTAGCATCTAGCACATAACCTTTCGGATAACCTTTATTCTCATTGCCAATAATGACATTAAGATTCTCTGGATATATTAAACCGCCGCCTGTAAGTGCGGAATTAACTAATTTTGCTGTATTCATATTATTATATTAATTTAATCCCGCATCCATTATACGGTTTTATAATTATTTGTTATATTATTATCAATCAATGTCTTAGGATTTTCATGTATCACAAATTTACTGCCATAACCTTTAAACACATTACTAAATCTCTAATTACTAGAATATTGTGATGCGCTTGTATATCTATTAAATGGGAATACTGATACAAATTTAAAGTATCCATTATTAGGGCCGTTTATATAATCCTAAGAAAATGCACCACTTATATCTGTTAAGTTTGTAAACTTCTGGAATATAGAATTAAATACTACTGGATTAGAAGCTGTACTCTCTGGAGCTTTAACCATAGCAAACACTCTATTAATATTACCAAGTGTATTATTAGATATATAATCAAATGCTGTAAATACTTGATTTGGATATACAGATGTATATGCAAATGTACCATTCAAAGATGTTATATTAGGAGCATATTCAAAGAAGTGTGGTGGAATTACATATATATCACTACTACTGTTACTCTTTGAAACTCTAGTTAAACTTGAGCATGTATTGAACATATTTGTTAAGTCTTTTCTAAAGTTCTTAAATGGGAGTAACAATATATCTGGTATTCTACCCCTAAGTCCAGTTTCATTGTAATGTGGCCATTGTGGTCCACAGTTGTTAAATATGCTTGTAATGTTACAATCACCGTTACAATATCTAAACAAGTCTGGAGCACAACAGAAGTTTAAGCTGCCATTAACAATATTTCCACGGATCTTTCCGGTACCATGG